ATGGTCGTGTAGACAAGTCTAACACTTATTATAATTTCTATGTACAACTGTTCTGGTTGTACGGATGTGCATTCCCTCTCCCTTTGGGCTTTCTTGCACACTCTTTCGGAAGAATCCTCTTGATTCTTCTATTCTTTATACTACGGGGAGTGAGCGAAATGTATTCGCCTTCCCCTAGACTTTATTCGCGTTCCCATATAAACAGACTAAAAACAATCTCTATTCTATGTTTTATATGCGTTCGCACAACTAAAAACAAGAGAGCTAAATGAGTTTATGGGCTTGGTTATCAGGTGGTAAAGCTGTAGCAGAACCTATTGAAGCAGTAGGTAATGTCTTAGATGCTTTGTTTACGTCTGATGATGAAAGACTTGATAAAGAAATTATCAAACAAAGACTAGCTCAACAACCAGCATTAGCTCAAGCAGAGATTACTAAGGTACAAGCACAACACAGAAGTACTTTTGTAGCAGGAGCTAGACCTTTCTTAATGTGGGTATGTGGCTTAGGTTTCTTATTCGCATTCGTTATCAATCCTATCTTAGAATGGATAGTACCAGAAGTAGGTGCTCCTGTTCTCCCTCTTGAAGTAATGATGGAGCTTACATTAGCTATGTTAGGACTTGCTGGGTTACGCACAGTAGAGAAGCTACAAGGTAAAAGTAAGTGAGTAGAATACCAGTAAGCAGAAAAGATAGAGTACGTAGTGAAGCTAAGAAGAGAAGAATAGCAGACCAAAACCTCTCTACTCAAGCTCTTAGCCCCACTGATGTTAATGCTATTATTGCTCAGTACTTAATTGATAATCCTGTAGAGAGTGGAGGTAGTGTGGGTAAGATAGTTAGTTTTGTTTCAGCTCGGCTCCCTGCTGGTTCAAGTGGTGATATACTCACCTCACCTGTATTACCAACAGGGCAGTACTTTAAGTTAACTCACCTCCTTACGGCTGTTTCCACTAAGGAATCTGGGATGACCCTCACAATTGATGGTATAGATATTTTCAGTAATGTTACACTAGCGGACAGCACTCCTAGCACAGCCGCTACAATATCCACTTTTGGTATATGCAGGGCATTTGATGGAGCAATCAGTAGCTCTATACGACTCCTAAGTGAAATATATTGTACATCCTTCATATTGACAAAAGTTAGTGGAACAACAGGTAATAATATAGACTACGCGTATGAAGTACTAGAAACACTCTAAGAATCATAAGAATTAAAGTAATTACAGGAATTATAATGGCAAGATATTTAACAACAGGTACTAAGAGTCTTATAGCTACTGTTAATACAGAACTAGAAAAGATTGCTACTTCCCAAGAAGACTTTTTATCGCGTATAGGGGAAGCTCCTAATCAAATGGAAGCTGACCTAGATATGAACAGTAATCGTATCCTTAATGTCCCTGCTCCTTATGAGCCCACGGATGTCGTCCGTCTAAAGGATATACCTAGTTTTACAAGTACCCCCTTAGATGGAAGTCTTATTAAGTACTTCAGTACAGTAGATATTGCTCTAGGTGAAGGAACTCTAGTTGGTGGGGATGTAATAGGTATTAAAGAGACCATAACAAATGACCCTTCTCTTATCTTCTGGGATGTTGTAGCCACATCTTCTGTTACTCCTAATAGCTGGAACATAAGAACCCTTACCTCTGACCCAGAGCTTAGTATTGTTCTCCGAGGTAGTACGGATTTCTTCTTTAATAAAGCCTACAAAGATATAACTTTCTTCGGGCATAGAGGAGCCCTCCTTTCAGCTCCTCAGTCAACTATGGCAGCCTTCTCCCAGTCTATAGCCTCAGGTATGGATGGTTTAGAGTTTGATGTTCAAACGGACAGTGAAGGCCAAATATGGGTATTTCATGACCCCAATCTCAGTCCAGATACTCAGCTCATAGGCGCTATATCTGACTCTACTACAGCATATGTAGAAACAGCCGTAAGACAAGAGGCTAATGGTACACGCTTAGATGGTATAGGTATAATGAAGCTTGAGGAAGTCCTTGAGTACGCATCCAGTAAGAAGCTGCCTATTGCTCCTGAAATGAAATTCACAGGATGGACGGATGGTAATGTAGATGCTCTCGTTCAAGTCTTAGATAACTACGGGTACAACAATGACCAATGCTATTTATCAGCAGTGGATGTATCCCTCCTTGAAAGAGTTCGTTATACATCACAGACTGTTATTGTTACGTATGGTCTTAATACAGATTTCGCAACAGCTAAAGCCGATATAGATAGAGTAATAGCTCTAGGGAATGGTGCTATAGCTTGGTACTACATACAACTCCTAGAAGAACCTGAGTTCATTACGTATGCATTCGCTAATGGTCTGGATGTTATTGCTTGGGTTGTAGAGGATACAGGCAAAGTACAAGAACTAATTAAGTTAGGTGTTCGGAACTTTATGTCTGATACTTACTTAGGTGGCACTATAGCAAGAAAGCCTAATAACAATAGTATGGGTCTTTCCTTTGGTAAATACTGGGAGAATACGAAACAGTACTTACTCCCCTATGGTGCTACAACAACAGCAGCAGTATCCATCTCAGGTGAAACTCTTACATGTACAGCCCCTACTGGTGAATCCTCTAAGGCATCTCGTCACGTTAACGTAGAAGCGGGTGAGGTTGTTACCTTCGCAGTCCTTGCTCGATTAACAGCAGGTACAGAGGCAAGTATCGGTATTGATTACCCCACAGCAGGAAACTTACTAGCCTCAACCTCTATAACTTCTCATGAATGGCAATGGTACGAAGTAAGTTGCATTATACCGTTAACAGCCATAAGTGGCTATAACTGTGTACTCCAAGCTGGTATCTTTGGCTCTATGGAGGGTACGGTTGAGTTTAGGCTCCCAAGAGTAATGAAAGGGAATATTCAAAGAGGCAGTACACAGAATCTTGCTATGGGTCAAATCTACTTTGACACAGCCGATAGTAATACGCCTAAAGTAAATAAGGGATTTAGTAACAATGGTATCTACGCTCTGTCTTATGATACAGGAGCTAAAGAGTTATCTATAACAATCGACAAAGTGCAGAGAGATGACCCCGAAGGAACGGAAGACATAACAGCATCCTTGGCTATCCCTGTAAGACCCTCTTTTCATGGGGATGTTGATTTTGATAATAATGGTTATCAATTACATGTTAAGTTCGGCAGCTATGTATATACGACAGGTGTAGTAAAAGCTCGTTTCTATGACCAAACCAATACCCTTGTTGACATTACCTCGTACTTAGCGGGTGGCAATATCTACATGTACTTCAAGGCAGAGGTGAACTAGTGAAGTACCTTTTACTTTTTCTTTTCCTTGTAGGTTGCGGGGGCTCCTCCTCCTCAGTTCCTCCACCACCAGCTCCCCCAGTCATTGAAGTTCCTAATGACATACCTTTGTTCTACATACAGAATGATAAGGCGGGGTACGGGGGTACAGTTGTAATTAAGGAGGGGGAAGCAGTACTGGAATCTAATACAAATCCTGATTGCCTAACAGTTAGTATGTGTAGGAGAGTTGAGCTAGTTAGAAAGGTAGAACTCCCTATTAGGTTTTCTTACTCCTTTGAGATACTTCAGTGGGAGGTAGATGAATATCTCTGTGGGACACATAGAGGAATCCCGAAGGGTTGTTATATAATCCTACATCAATTCTGGAATGAAAGGGCAGCCCCTAGAGCCTATGTAGTAATTCAAAATAAAGGGGAGGGCTTATACAAACTTTCCTTCCATAATAAGAATGATGCTGCTGTAGTGGACTATGTATGGGAGACTTATCTTGGAGATGGTATCCATAACATAGAGATATACAATGACGGCTTAGGTGCAAGCCTTGTAGTTAATGGAGAGACTTCAGGGTACAGAGTCCTAGATGTAACTTCTACTGCACAAGAGTATTTAAAATGGGGGATGTACTGGCAGAGAGAGATGGCAGGTGAAGTCATAATAAGGTTCTCCGATGTATTCCTAGAGGAAGATATATGAATAATTTGAAAGGTATGAACGGGGTGATGTTCACTCAGGGGTTGTTCTACGAATACAACAATCCCGATGCTCCTTATACCCTACGTTCAGAGGACTATACTTCCCGCAAGGGTAATAAGTACGTGAGCTTTGCGAGAGTATACAGAGAGTCCGTAGATGAATATGCTGCCGCTATGACTCTCTTGAATAGTTGGGCTCACTGGCAGAAGCTTTGTAAAGAGCAGTGGTTTCTAACAGGAGCAGTAAATGGGAGAGTATTCACAGGTCTTAATGACTGGAGAGAAGAGAAAGAAAAGGCTAATGAATCGGCTGCTAAAAGGGTGCTTCTGGATGCTATTGCTGATGGTGATACTCAGGCAGCTTGGAAACTCTATGATAAGGTTACTAAAAAAGAAAGTACTAAGCCCGCTGGTAGACCTGAAAAGAAAGTTCCTACAGTAAAAACAAGTAAGGTGAGTAATATCGCTGATGAAATAAGGAAGCGTAGTAATGTCAGTGGAAGCTAGTGCCGTATTAAAATTCTTATGGATACCAGCCTTTGCGGTATTCACCTTCTTTGCTAAACAGTACTTCGCATCTATAGAGAAGAAGAATGAGGCTCTTGCAAAGAAACAGGCAGAGGTGGAGAAAACTATTGTACACCTAGAGATGGAGTTAATGAAAAATTACTATGATAAGCAGGAGATTAAAGAGCATATAGTTGTACCTCTCATGGATAGATTTACTGAGGTAGATAGTCAAGTAAAAGCAATGTCAGGGATGATGACTGATATACATTCGGATATGGCAATCTTGAAGTACAAGATTCTAGGTGAAGAGTTGAAGCCCAAATGAGTATAGAACAACTAAAGAAGGACTGTGAGTCAGACCTCTTCTTCTATGCTCAACTGATGTTCCCTCAGAGGTACTTCGGAGAGGTACATGAAGAGATGTTCCGTTTCTTCCAGAGGTCTCTTGAGGAAGCAATGGAGACAGGACAAGGGGATAATGCAGCAGCATTGATACCTCGTGACCACCAGAAGTCTTTCTGTATAGCAGTTGCATGTTCATGGGCGATTACTAAGTATCCGTGGTTCACTGTTACATACGTGTCTTCTAACCCAACGTTGTCAGAGAGACAGTTGACGGTTATTAAGAACATATTTAAGAGTGACTCTTATAGAGAGCTTTGGCCTGAGATGCTGAACTTCGAGATTAATCCCAGAACTAAGGAATATGACCATCGTTCTCTCGGTACATGGACTAAGACTGAAATAACAGTAGACCACCCAGACAGACCTAAGAGTGAGAAAGACCCGACAGTAGCAGCTACAAGTGCCAAGAGTACCAATACAGGGGCTCACTATAAGATGTGTATCTTTGATGATTTGGTTACTAACGAGAACTACAGAAGTGCTGCTGAAAGGGAAGATATAAAGGAGGTCTATCAGTCGTATGCGTCTATTGCCACTACAGGCAGTATTAAGTGGATGGTAGGGACTAGGTACGGGGATAATGATTTATATGCATCCTTACAAGAGAAAGAATACGAGATATTTGATGATGAGGGTGTAGTCACGGAGACTAAGCCTTTATGGAAATGGTTTGAACGTAAGGTTGAAAGCAGTAAGCGATATGATGGTACAGGTACATATGTATGGCCTAGACAGAAGATGCCAGATGGCAATTGGTACGGATTCAATCAGACTGAACTCAGTAAGAAGAAGTCAGAAGCCTTTAACCTAGAGTTATATTACTCACAGTACTACAACGACCCTAATGCAGCCAGTGAAGCTAAGATTACAAGAGACTGCTTTATGTACCTCCAGCCTAATAAGCTAGAGCAGAGACAAGGTAGATGGTACTACGGTAGTAAGGAATTGAAACTAGCCTGTGGTATGGATTTAGCCTTTAGTGAAGGTAGTGGTGTACGGAAGATTAAACGGGATTATACATCAGTAGCCGTTATAGCTTGGGATAATGAAGGGTATCTATACGTATTAGACCTACAGAGATTCCAAACAGCTAGAGCTGAAGTCTATTACGAGAAGCTCATAACAATGCATGAGTACTGGGACTTCAGAGAAGTAACTGTAGAAACTAATGCTGGTGGTGCTGTTGTAGCTAACTTCATACAAGATGAGATACGTAGAGCAGGGCATACACTTGTAGTCAAGCACCAACACAAGAACCAAAGAGAAGGGACGAAGGAAGAACGTAATAGTCAGTTGTTCGAACCCTTATATAGAAACAAAAGTGTTTATCATACGAAAGGTGGTTATACGAGACTCTTAGAAGAAGAGTTACATCTAACCAAACCACCACACGATGATTTAAAAGATGCTGTCTGGATAGCTGTTAGTAATAGTAAGCGTCTAGCGAAGCCTAAATTTGCAACAAATAAGAATGAGCGGAGTGT